CGGTGCTACTGATGCAGCTATGAAAAGATTCTTTAAAGAAACTCCAGAGGGGCAGCAGCAACTTCAAGAGGCCTATATGGACAAGCATATTTCTGGTGCTGTGGGTACGCGAGCTACAGATATTATCAATATGGCTACCAGGACTTTGTCCCCAGACGATGTACGCCGTGCCCATAATAGTCTTCAAACTTTCAATGGAACTCCAGAAGAAGCCTTAAACGACCTAGTAGAGAATCACGGACTCGGATATGACCAAGCACTGGCAGCAGTAAACAATTGGGAGAAGTTCAATAGGGAGGTCACGGGGGCCGATGTAGACTCCGAGATAACTAAGTTCTATACGAAGGGTTTCAACACTAGCAATGCTTTAGCTGTGGAAAATATTGACATAGGTAAGCGTAAGGCTTTTATGGAACCTCTAAAAAGGAAGTTTGATGCAGACCTAAGTGTCATCATTCAATCAGATGCAACGGATGAGGATAAACGTAAACAGGCCCTAGACTTATCAGTGAAATTCTCTGGGGAAGTAACGGATTGGAAAGCCACCCACTTTACTGGAGTGCAAGTAAAGGAGACTAAAATACAGAAAGCGAAAGACGCAGAAAATGAAGTCTTAACAACGTGGATACCAGAGGATATTGATCGAGCAATTGAGTTCTTAAATGTTGATGTTGGAAGTTACGGTAGAGCTAGAAAAATGAAAGCGGGCTTTCTGGCGAAAAATAAAGTTCTTACTGCTTCACAAAGAGCGATGGTTCTCGATGAATTCAAACAATCCAGACAGTGGCAAGCCGCCGATAAACTTGGCATATCCGTGAAGAGACTTCTGGAACTTATTGAAGAATATTCAGGGTCAAAAAGTGATGTTAAAGCGAATGAAGAAATTACTGACAAGTCTTTTACGCCTAATGTCGAAGCAGCTAATACCAAAGCAGCTAATACCAAAGCAGTTGATGACATCATCTGATATAGAGAGAATGGGGGAAGTCATTATTCTACATGAAACCAGTAACCTCAAAATGAGGGCAGTTGGATGGAAGAAGAATAAGTGGTGGCCTTACCATTCCCTAGAGGGTGGCCTTCCTACAGTCGGGTATGGACACAAAGTAACAAACCTAGAATCAATATCTGGGAAGTTTCTTAGTGGTATTACTGACGAGGAAGCAAAGACTTTACTCTACTCTGATATGCGTAAGCATATATGGTCCGCTGGAATCCCTAATGATTGGGGATATAACAGAACCCTATGGGCACTTGACGTTTCCTACAGAGTTGGAGGAAGTCTTAAAATGAGGACACCTTCATTCTTTAAGGCATTAAGCGAAGAAGATTACTCTGAGGCTTTCTGCCAAACCGCTGATTTGTATTACATGACACGCGCAGGACGCAAGCAATATTACGACAATCGAAATATATCGTTAGCCCGATTTTGTGGCTTGGAACCCAGCGAAGATGATATGGAAAAATATCGTTCTATTCAAGGGACATAACAAACAGGAGAAAAGTAGTGGGAGAGGAATTCAACGATGATTTATCTTCTCTTGATGTGGACTATACCAATGCTCGTAGGGCACTTAGAGAGAAACAACAAAGTGAAACGAGTACCGTTGGCGATATAGCAACGGGGGTATGGAGAGGCGCGACAGAGGCCGTCGATGAGACCCTCAAATTTGGTAGGGAAGTTGCTGATGGTGCCATTGAATATGGCAGCCTTGGCACACTCGAAGGATTTGATGACGATAGCCTTGATGAGTCTATTATCGGAGTGGATAACTGGTCGAGTAAACCTGTTACCGCCGCTGGTAAATTCACTGAAGAGATTGTTAAGTTCGGTATTGGCTTTGTAGGGGCTGGTAAATTTCGTATGGCAGCCAGCAAAGGGCTTACGAAAAGGGGAAGTACCCTTGGTAAAAAACTGGACACCAAAGATGCAGGGTTCTGGAAAGAACAGGGCCTTTATGGAGTCGATAGTGCAGTAGCAAGCGGGGTTGTTATTAACCCCTACGAAGATACTCTAGCTGAAATCGCTGAAGAGTATGACATGGCACCCATGATTACTGATTTACTTGCTAATGATGTCGATGATTCTGTGGCAACCATGAGGATCAAGAATGTCGTAGAAGACGTAGCATTCTCAGGGGTCATCACAGGACTAATCCGTGCAGTTAAGGCAATGAGGGGTGGTGCTACTGAGGAAGTAGCCGAGCAGATAATGTCGCCCAAAGTAGCCGAGCAAGTCAGAGAAAGTGATGTATTCAAAACTCTGGATAGCCAGATTAATAAAGCTAATTCTCCGGGCCTCCGCGACCACATTATGTATACGATGGCCGCTAAGAAACAGGGCGTTACTGTACGCGAACTCCTTGAATATACGGATAATGCTGAACTGAAAAAGCTGACCGCTGAATTAGGGGACCACAAGATTCAAGAGGCTGAAGCGGCTTTAACTGCGTTGGAAGAACAGGTACTTAAAGACCCGGTATATGCTTCCAAAAATAAAGAATCGATTGCGGCTAAACGTGCCGAGTTTAAGAACCAACTAGCGAAAGCCCTTGAGGATAACGTAGAAGCTAAAACGAAAACCTTCTGGAAGGACAGAGTAGCGGCGGAAAACGAAGCAGCAAAGAATGCTCCTCCAAAACAAACCCTTGAGGAAAGCCAGAAAGCAGCAGCAGACTCTAAAGCAGCAGCAGACGCACCTGAAGGAACTACACCTCTTCCGGGGAAAATAAAGTTCGACGAGAGAACATCTCAGTTTGATCCGGGTCAAGTTGCGAAGGTACGCGAAGGCATTACTGAAGCAGCAAAGAAAAGCCCTGATGAATTTAAGACTGAGTTCGCCCGGATTATGGATGAGACAACAGTAGGGCTATCCGCTAAGAAATGGCCTACGTCTGGACAAGGTATTAAAGAACACATCGAATACCTTTTGTCTGAAGTTATTACCCCTGTGGTTAGGGACAAGGGAGTACTCAAGTTTGAAACTGTTCGTAAGGAACTGGTTATTCGAGGGGCCGCACTACAGAATGTAAGTTCTGAAGAATTGAATGCACTACTTAAAGGTAATACTGAAAGTGTGTATGACGGTGTATTGAACTTAATGGTTCATGAAGCGCGTATTACCTCAGTAATGGAAGACTTGATTAAAAAGTGGGATGAGTTTGAGTTGGCGATTTCAGGTACATCACATGGCTCTGAGCAGATGGGGCACACCAAACTCGAAGCTGACGCAAATATACTGGTAAAAGAACTAATGGAACTGATTAGTGCCGGTGGTGAACTTAGTAAAGCCCAGGCCAGAGCATTGAAAATCAGGCAGATGCAGGATGTTCCCCTAACCAACATGAGTAAGGGAGAACTACAAGCACTCGTTAATCCATTCCAATACCGTAACGCCGATAAATCGCGGGTAAAACTCCGTAACTTGGTGGACACCATAAAGGCCGCTAAAGGAAACAAGAGAGCCATTGCGAAAGCCGTAAAGAATCATGGCAAGTACACAGGCGTAGAGAAATTCATAGCGAGTCTTACTGAGTTATGGAGAGGTATACTGCTTGCAAGTTCCTCAACGAACTTTAGTAACCTTGCTTCGAATATCTCAGAAACCTTTATTATCCCTGTAGAACGACTGATTGGATCAGCACCACCGTTCAGGTTCAAACGCTCTGAGCATGGGTTGTCTTATGACCCTGCTATGAAGGTAGCGCACGATGAAGCGTGGATGCATATCCGATATATGACTGAGGGATTTACTCATGCTCTGAGTGCCGCTAAGTACGCATTCAAGCACGAAAGACAATCTCTTGATCCATATAGAGGAGGGATGATTGAAACCCCGGGGTTAGGCCGAGAAGGTATGACCCATGCTGAAATGAATAAGACATCACAATTTCAGGTCAGCAGTAATAACTGGGGCTTGGACCCTAAGTCAGTCATGGGGCACACCATTGATGGTCTTGGTAGCACAGGTAGATTGTCATTTAGGTTTCTTGGGGCCGCCGATGAGTTGTTCAAGGTAACAACATATTGGGCTAACCTCAAAGCTGGGATGCATAGAGATATTGTTCAACGCATTAATGGTGATGAACTCACCCATTCAGAAGGAATAGCTGAACTCAAACGGATGATGGATGACCACTTCGAAGCCGATGGGTTCACACCTAAGATGGGCGACGATGGGAACCTAGCGACTAATGCTGATGCCTTGGAGATGGCAAGGGATGTTACACATACTAAGCCAGCTTATGAGGGCAGTATCGTGGATATGACCCAGAAAGCGGTCAACGCCAATCCTGTATTGGGTATCTTCCTTCCGTTCATCAGGACTCCTAGTGACCTTATTAATAAGGCTTACCAGAGAACTCCGGGTATTGGGATGCTCAGTAAACGCTGGCAAGCTGATATGGCAAGAGGTGGTATCCATAAATCACAGGCTATAGGCCGACAAATAGTCGGAACTAGCTTTGTGGGTGCGGGTATCTACTACGCAGTTCAGGGGGGACTTACAGGTAGAGGCCCCGATGATCCTAGGGCCAACAAAATTTGGGCGAGAACGCACCCACGCAACTCGATTCTGGTAGATGGTAAGTGGGTCTCGTACAACAAAGCTGACCCGGCTGGAATCTTGCTTGGATGCGTGGCTAACATAGCAGAAGCGGCTAAAAATGAGGCCCTCATGGAAGGTGATGATGCTATTGATGTTGTCACTGGCATTATAACAGCAGTCACAGATACCGTTGGTCAGAAATCCGCCCTCATGGGGGTTGCTAACCTCGCTACATTGTTCAGTCCCCAGGTAATCGGGAAGGATGCACAGACCGCAACAATCGTTGAGAACCATTTAGCGTCTTGGGTGCCGTCAATCTTCCAGCAAATCAATGTGGCAATCACAGATACCACTTATCTCAAAGAAGCAAATGGATTAGTGGAAAAACTAATGCGGAAATCACCCTGGCATCAGGATGACCTAGCAGACCGGTACGATTGGATCACCGGGAAGCGTGTTGAAATACCCACAGGTCATAACTGGGGCTTTCCTGTAGAGAAACAGAAACATGATTGGGTATTAACCGAAATGGCTAACCTAAATCATGGGTTTAGTGGCCCTACTCACTCCTTTAACGGGGTTGAGTTGACCTCACACCAATTCTCTGAGTGGTCTAAACTCATGGGGACTCTTCGACTCCCTGAATATGGGCATAAAACGATGCTCGCTGCTATTCAATCCGAGATGAAGAGTGGCTATTATGCCTATGACCCCAACCGACAGTATATGCAAGTAGCCGGTGAGCCTGATCCAATTCAGGTTAAGCTAATTAAACGGGTTATTCGACGCTATAAAGCCGCCGCAAAACTAATGCTATTACGAAATAACCCTAACTTAGTGCCTAACCGGCCTATGACCCTATTTGGAGGCAGTAGATGAGCAGTATTTATAAGACCACTACTACGGTGGTGGTCAACTCTATACAATTGCCTTTCCCTTATATTGCGGAGAGTCATGTACAGATTCACTTAGACGGTACACTTACTACAGCTTACACCTGGAATGGTAATACCGTTACTTTCGTAGCCCCTGTACCAGTGGGCACCCATATTAGAGTCCAACGAGTTACACCAGCGGCCCCTCTTGTAGATTTCGCTACAGGGGCCATGCTGACTGAACAAGACTTGGACCTTAATGCTTTACAAATGATGTATCTGGCTGAAGAAGCTAGAGACAGAGCAGAAGAAAGTCTGATTCCTGACCTTGCTGATACTTGGGATATGGAAGGCAAGACGATGCACAACGTGCCTGACCCCACGGCTGCGGGACAAGTAGCAACCAAGGGTTACCTCGATACCACATTCGGTACTGAGGTCACTACGGTATCAAATGATATAGCTAATATTAATGCCGTAGCCGCCAACATTACCGATGTGGTTGCAGTAAATGCCAACAAAACCAACATAGATTTGGTAAAGGCAAATGAGTCTAATATTACGGCAGTAGCAAACAACGAAGTTAATGTTACTGCGGTATCAACCAACTCAACCAACATCAATGCGGTCAATGCGAATAAGACTAACATTGATGGGGTATATAATAATGCGTCTAACATCAACGCAGTACACGGTAACAAAGCGAACATCGATGCTGTCCATGCTAACAAAGCGAACATCGATGCAGTACATGCTAACAAGACTAACATTGATGCAGTACAAGCAAATGAAACAAACATCAATCTAGTAAAAGCCAACGAAGCAGACATAAGTGCAGTATCCGCTAACAACGCTACGATATCAGCAGTACATGCCAATAAAACTAATATCGATGCAGTACATGCCAATAAAACTAATATCGATGCGGTCCAGGCGAATGAAGCTAATATCACTGCCGTTCATGCGAACAAGACTAATATTGATGCAGTCAACGCTAACAAATCAAATATTGATACGGTAGCGGCTGGTCTTCCAGATGTAGAAAAGGTCGCTGATGACCTCAATGAAACTATCTCTGAGATTGAGACTGTAGCTAATGACCTCAACGAAACCCTTTCGGAAATCGAAACGGTTGGGGCAAACATAGCTAACGTCAATATCGTTGGTAATGATATAACCAATGTCAATAATGTTGGTTCGCAGATAAGCACAGTAAATAACTGGACTAGCTTATTCCAGATTGGAACTGCATACCCATCGAGTCCTGCGGCTGGAATGATATTCTTCAGGACTTCCGATAACTCGCTTTGGGTATACGCACAGAGCGCATGGAAAGCTATTGCTACCTTTGAGGAAGCGTCATTGGATTCTTATGAATTCATTGCTACGGCTGCCCAAACAGTGTTCACAGGCAACGACAGAGATGGTTTGCCCTTGGCATTCCCTACACCTGACACGACCTATGTGTATCTTAATGGGGTTCTACTGGATGCTACTGATTACACACTGACCACAGGTAATACAGTCACTTTAGGTACTGGTGCTTCTGTCAGTGATGTAGTAACCATCCATGCATTTAATAAGCTGACTATTGTCGAGATAACTGCGGCAGTCAATTCATGTCAGGCAGATGCCGTAAGTGCGTTAGCATCTAAGAACGCTGCGGCAACCAGTGAAACGAATGCTCTTGCATCACAGAACTCTGCAACCGCAAGTGCCACTACTTCAACGACACAGGCCGGGATATCCACAGCACAAGCAGTAATTTCAACTACTAAAGCTGGCGATAGTGCCACAAGTGCTACCGCAAGTGCTGGTTCGGCCACAGCAGCTTCCAACTCAGCAGCAGCTAGTTCCACCAGCGCAAACAGTAGTTCAACGAGTTCTACTTCTGCGCTTGCCTCGAAGGTAGCTGCGGCAACCTCAGAAACAAATGCTAATGCTAGTAAAGTAGCGGCGGCTGGGAGTGCTGCGGCAAGTGCCACGAGCGCAACCGCAAGTCAAGGTAGTGCTACAAATTCGAACAACTCGGCCACCGCTAGTTCTAATAGCGCAGCGGCAGCGTTATCCTCGAAAAATGCAGCAGCTACCAGTGCTACCAACGCCTCTAGTTCGGCTACAGCTAGTTCTAATAGTGCTACAGCTAGTGCAAACTCAGCTACGGCAGCAGCAGCCAGCGCGGCGTTAGCGGCTCAAGGAAGAACTAAACAAGAATTCACCGCTACAGCAAACCAGACGGTATTCACGTTTAGTGGTGGTGCTACTTATACGGCAGTAGGTAAGTTGGACGTTTATCTTAACGGGGTAATGTTGTCTTCCGGCGATTACTCAGCAACAGCAAACACAAGTTCAGTCACGTTGGCAGCAGGAGCGACAGCTAGTGACATCATCACATTAATCTCATGGGGTTAATACATATTAAAGAGGAAATTAAATGAGTAGATCAAGAGATGTCGCTAACCGGAGTGGTGGTGATGCGACCACTTTGGACAGTAAGGACAGTACGGATTTCGCATATGATGACATGACTAATGTTGGTTCATTACCAGCGTCAGTACATGCCCAGTTGAAAGGGGATCAGGGGAACACTGGCGCACAGGGAAGCACTGGCGCAACAGGAGCGAATGGAGCGAATGGAGCCGCTGGCTCAGACGGAGCCACTGGAGCCACTGGGCCACAAGGTAACTCGATTACCGGACCTCAAGGCCCAACCGGAGCAACCGGTTCCCAAGGGGCCACCGGTTCCCAAGGGGCCACGGGACCAGCCGGGAGTGGTACATCTGAAATAAGTGTATCAAGAAGTGGTACTACCCTTAACATCACTGGGGGTACTGGTATCACCGTTAGCGGAGAGGAACTTAGAGTTGATGCGTCAGACACCTCGAATGTTTACTTTGCTCTGGGGCACACCCAGATGAAAGTTTATTCATAGGATATAAAAATGGCAAATATAGTATATAGCTGGGACAGTGTGAAAGCCACTACCCATAATGGAAACAACATCACTCAAGTTAATTTCAACGGTTCATCACTGTGGTCAAAAGGTTCTAGTAATACCGGAAACCTGTCCGACAGCCATAGCAACCACTACAGTCAACATTTCACCCCGTCTTGGACTGTCTCTAACATGAAGGGGACTGCATTCGGATTACTTTCCGTCAACATTTGGGGAAGTATGAACTGGTGGCAAGTCAGTGGTCCCTCTCAGGGTGTTAGTCCTCATGCACATTCAATATTAAAACTCTGGGATGGTGCCACATTGATTACTGCCTCAGATGACATAGACATGGTTTCTGGAAGTGGCAGCTCTGGTTCCTACTCTTGGAACATTACTAATACTTACATCATCCCTCCAGGGATGCAGGTAACTAAAGTTGACTTGGAACACTGGCACACTTCGCTCCCGTCAAGCGGCAATGGAACCAGCCAAGGAAGCTCCACAATTTATGTACGGGTATACGAATAATGATTAATACATATAAAACTGAGTACGAAGAAGCCATCACTAAGTTCTCTGGGCCTTTATTCTTTTACATGAGTTCTTCTACTGCTAAAGCACTTGCTGTTTACTACAAACTCTACGACCCCGACACTTCTTGGAGTGATATCGTAGACTTAATGACGAAGTATGATTTCGCATATGCATTACCTTTACAGGAGGGGGTCGTGAAGGCAGTCAAGGAAACCTACGGGATTAGACACCCCGAGAACCCGTGGCCTGAAGTAGTTACTGAGCCTGAAGATGACATGTGGTATTTAGCAGTAGTGAAGATGCCCCAGGAATTCCATGAATACACAACCGAGGGACCCTTCCATGAAGGCCCCAAGGATACAATCCCTCCAGACAGTGTGAAAGTCACTTCACCTGATGGAGGTAAAGACCTGATCGGATTTGTAAATAACGGGATTATCCATTTCTTCGATGAGGGATACACCACTGCACCTGTGGAAGACGCTGACGAAGTGTGGTTATACGCGAATTAGAAAGGAGGCAGGGATGAATCGTGAAGAAATCAGGGAATTGATAAACCTAATTGCAAAGGCAGAACTTGAAGTTATTAGGTCACCAAACTTCAAGGAACTAACTGACCCCCTAAAACCTTTATCGTCTATGGGAATAGACTCCCTCGAATATATGATGCTTTATATGCATTTGAGTGACCTTCTGGGGATTGATAAAGACCGCTTCAGGACTATTGAGGTAGTGGGGGATGTTCAGCTTAGAACAATAACAGACTTCTTAATGAAAGAAGATACCAGAGGTTTGTCGCTGAAAGAGGCGCAGGCTGAGTATCTAACAGACCGATGAGGATATTTATAAGGGAAAGCGGGTCCATCACTACTAACGAAGCCACGCTCCGCAATGACTCCCAGTATCCTTCTTACGTCCACCAGATTGATGCGTTCTTTAAAAGAACAAAGACCGGGCTACGCCTCCCCACCCAGAACATGATTGATGCGTTGATTGAAAAGTATCCTCAACTCAATGATGTTGCGGGGCTGGGGAGGACCGGGCTATTAGTAGGCTCTGGAACTTCTGAGTGGGCCGGAACCAGTAGAACGATGGTTTTAGCGGAACCTGATTATGAAACTCGTATAGGGTTCCTCCAATTAGTGAATATCCAAGCTGGGATGGTTGCCAAGCGGTTGGGAATACAGGATTACCTAGCGACAGACGCAACAGCGTGTGCATCTAGTCTCAAATGCATCGAAGACGCAAAGCACTTAATCAAAGCAGGAGTCATCGAGAGAGCATTAATCTTGGGATGGGATGACCAAATTAATAGTTGTGTCCTGGAAGTCTTCAATGGACTTAAAGCCTCTATTTCGAAGGAGGAGTACGAGAGTGGACAACTTCCATCAGCGTTTGATGATACCCACGGGGGATTCCTCGTGGGTGCCGGTGTGGGATTCTTGGTAATTGAATCAGAAGATGTGTGCCTTGACCCCGTAGCCGAGATATTAGGAACCTCCAATAGGTTACATGCGACCTTAAACCCCTTGGGATGTAAAGTAGAAGGGTACAAAAGGACCATGAAGGAGGCACTCAATGATGCTCGCCTAAAAGGGGGTGCAATTGATGTCATTAAGTCCCACGGGACCGGGACAAAACAAAACAATCGAGCCGAAAAGGAGGCCATTATCTCCATATGCGGAGAGGGCAACCTTGTGACCTCCTATAAACCCAGGATTGGGCATACTATGGGGGCTTCAGGCGCAATAGAAATTGATATGATGCTTAATGACTTCAAACGTGGCTTTATATCAGGAATAAAGAACAACACAACACCATCTGCTCAGTTTATTAACCAAGATACACCTCCAAAGGGAAACAACTTTCTGGTTAATGCCGCTGGTATGGGGGGTGTGTACTCAACAGTGGTGGGTAAATGCATAACTTAAAATTAATTACTAAGTACTCTTGTCTGGCCGATGAGTGCAGATGGAGTGTGAATAACTATAACTTTGACTTCGAGATAAGTGATGAAGACAGAGATTGTTTAAGGAACATATGGGCAGTAGGAACTGGTGAGATGACCGGTATCGGGATACAGATTCTCATGTATCGCTTGTTAGATAAGGAATCCCAAGACAGAATCGCGGATTTCTATACCGCCTATGAGTATTTCAATATCATTGTCGCTGAAGAATTTAGACATGGTATGACTATCGCCCAACTGATAAATCCTAAGTACATTGAAAGCCAAAATCACCGCTCTTTTGGTACAGAGTATGTTAAGGACATACAGAATCCTAATGACTGGGACTGCTACGGACTCCTGATATCCCTGTGTTTATCCGAAGCTGTGAACGCCCAGTTATATAAGTGTATCTCGGAGAAGGTCGAGTCTGAAGACCTCACTTGGATATTTAACAAGATTATGAAGGATGAAGCACGGCACTTATCTGCGTGGAGAGACATCATTAAACAACTCTGCGAAACAGACCCTTACCATAAACAGCGATTCTTGGATGCGCTACCGGGGTCCGTGCATACTCACAATGCGTCTATTGGGAGCAACTATTGGACAGGCGTTAAAGATACCTTCAACATCTTCGACAGAGATAGCGTAGAGAATATCATACAGTCAAAGTATACCGTCTTAACTGCAATCTTTGGTGACGACTTACCTTTCACACAGAGACAACTTAAAGACCAACATATGCGGTTTCTAGCCGCTTCATTAATGGAGAAGTAGGAGGAGAGAATTAGTGTGGAACCTGAATACCACAAAATGAAAGAGACATGTTACTTGGAGGGTCGCTTAACAAAACTGGAGTGGCAGATGGCTGAACACGAAGTCGAAATTAAAGAAGTCCATAAGACATCTGCCCTACTCCACGATTCTCTCAACGAAATCAAAACATGTTTGCAACAAATCAAATATACGGCATTCGGTGCCATCTTAATAATCGTGATGAAGACTTTGGGGGTCGGCCAGACCCTCGCGCTTCTTGTTCCATAGGAGAACACATGCTTGAATTTATATTAGCAAGACTCAAGGAACCAAGCACCATTAGAGGAATCATTATGTTCTTCGGTGCTATGGGCCTGACAATATCACCTGAACTGACTAACTCCATTATCGCTGTAAGTATGGCGGGAGCAGGGCTAGTTGGTGTGGCGACTTCAGATGGCTAGAGACTATCGTAAGGAATATGATGACTACCACGGTAAACCAGAACAACGGAAAAGGCGTGGTAATCGGAATAAAGCCAGACGCGACAAGGGGTTGGCCGTAGGGGACAAGCGCGAAGTCCACCATAAGGACATGAACCCTAACAATAACAAACCTTCTAATCTCGCCATAACCAGTAGAACTGCAAACCGTAAGAAACAACCAAAACGGAGTTAGTATGGACGAAGATTTATTAGCAACGCTACACACAGCAGTTGCGACAACCCTCCTCGAAAAAATCAAAAACGGGGAGGCCAAATCAGCAGACTTAGGGGTTGCCGTGAGGTTCCTGAAAGACAATGGAATCGAGGCAGTCCCAACCAACGATAACCCCATTCAGCTTCTTTTAAATAACCTTCCATTCGATGAGGATGAAGAACTAGAAGAACAGCTAATGGGAGATTCCCGACACTAAACGAACATGCCTCTCAGACGCTCTGTGAGCCTCTCTGAGGGGCGTTATCGTTACACTGGTGCAATGACTACACTATGAAGAAGAATAAGCTACATTCCTTTAAGAATTTCCTTTGGATGACATGGGACCATCTACAGCTACCTGAACCAACACCTGTGCAATATGACATGGCACGGTATATTCAGCATGGTCCCCGTCGATTAGTCATTGAGGCTTTTCGAGGTGTAGGTAAATCCTACATCACCAGTGCTTTTGCGTGTCACCAACTTCTAATAAATCCAGAGTTAAAGATACTTGTTGTAAGTGCAAGTAAGGTGAGGGCAGATGACTTTTCTACGTTTACTCAGAGGCTTATACACGACATGCCTCTATTGCAACATCTTGTACCGAGAGACGGTCAAAGACAAAGTAAGATTTCTTTTGATGTGGCTCCTGCGTCTCCTAGTCATTCTCCCAGTGTCAAGTCTGTTGGCATTACTGGTCAGTTGGCTGGGTCTAGGGCTGATCTAATTATTGCAGATGACATCGAGATTCCTAATAACTCAGCAACCCAAGTCATGCGGGATAAGCTAAGTGAATCCGTAAAGGAATTCGATGCTATCTTGAAACCCGGTGGGCGCGTGATTTACCTGGGAACCCCTCAAACAGAAATGTCGTTGTACGAAGAACTTCCTAACCGAGGCTATACTACTCGAATATGGACTGCTAGATTCCCTGGAGAGTCCTTAAAGGCGCGACTAGGGGAACGTCTAGCACCCATCCTTGTGGATGGACAGGACGGACTTCCTACAGACCCCAAACGATTCGATGATGATGACCTTATAGAAAGAGAACTTTCTTATGGTCGATCAGGATTCAGCTTGCAGTTCATGCTGGATACCAGCTTATCTGACATCAACAAATATCCGTTGAAATTGTCGGACTTGTTGGTACTGAATACCGACACCGAGAAGGCCCCGGAAAGGGTCGTAAAGAGCAGAACGGAAGCAGAAGATATCAGCAACCTGGGGTTGCGAGGTGACCGACTGTGGATGGGAGATGGTATCGGAGAATACCTAAAGTATACGGGAAGTATTCTTGCTATTGACCCCTCAGGTCGAGGGAAGGATGAAACATCGTATGCAGTAGTCAAAATGCTAAATGGCTTTCTTCATTTGGTAGACTTCGGGGGCATTAAAGAAGGAGGATACAGTGACGAGGTACTCACTAAATTAGCGTACTTAGCCAAAGCCCATAAGGTAAATGAGGTCATCATTGAAGCTAACTTCGGTGATGGTATGTTCACTAAGTTGTTGACTCCATTTACAACTAGCATCTACCCAGTGACCCTGACAGAAGTCAAACACTCCATCCAAAAAGAGAAACGGATAATCGATACACTCGAACCCGTTATGAATCAACACAGATTAGTGGTGGACGCTGATGCCCTCAGGAAGGATTGGGAAAGCGTAAAAGACTATCCACCAGACCAAGCACCTCAGTACACCCTCATGTACCAACTGACCCGTATGACTAAACAGCGAGGGGCACTGAGACACGATGACAGAATCGATGTACTGGCTATCGCTGTGAACTACTGGGTCGAACAGATGGCAAGTGATGCAGTCGAATTAATGAATGACCGTAAGGCCGATATGCTAGGTATTGAACTAGAAAAATTCATGAATGGGATGAACACTAAGCCTATGAATAATAACAGGTTTCATAAGTGGACACTATAGAGAGAACTCCCCCCGGTTTATATAGGTACTACCTCTGTGACTACGACAGTAGATACAGAAGTATGTAGGGTCTGTAATGTTGTTCTAACCTAGCCTAGCTCTTAACCTAAGGGTAACCTTATGATAACTAAGGGGATACCTCTTTATTAACTATGGTAGATGTATTATGAGATATTTAATTGTAGGATTCGCTATGACCCTAGGGGCCTGTGGTATTAGACCACCTGGGACCGAAGAGATGGTCATGCATGAAGCAATCAAGAAAGAAGGAGTCCTAATTCCCCCAGGACATTGCTGTGAAGAACTAGCAAGGACATTTAATGATTAAACTGCTCGACTTCTACGCTCCGTGGTGTAAGCCCTGTGAGCGCATGGAACCTTTGCTCTTAGAAGTATTCGGGAAAAACAGCGAGAAAATCCAAAAGATAAACATCGACACAGACGAAGGTTTGGCTCTTGCGACAAACTACAGGGTTAGGTCAGTCCCAACACTCATTATGGTCACGACGAATGGGGATGCGCTGAGTATGCGAATCGGCCCCCAAACAATAGCGCAACTTAATGCGTGGAAGGACTCCTACGAGGGCGAAGAGTTTCCGGGGGACTGGTTCAGTTCGTATCCTGAAGAAGAATACTTTGCACCCGGAGGATATAAAAGAGAACAAGGCTTCAGGAAGTCTAACAATTAATCAAGTGTTGTCAAACACGACAACGTCTACGCATTGATTTTGGTGGGACCTAATAGCGTTTGTAAAAACGCATAAAAGATTCAGAAGAAAAAATATGAGACCCTTAACGTAGGTGCAATCGTCGGCATTCCCCCGGCGCGGTCCTCTGGGTTCCGCCAAAATCCCGACGATCATCGCGTAACCTTTTGATTTCCTTGTGGATTCGGCGGGTAATGTATCCCTTTTGATCCGCGAGACCCGCGAGAATGGGCCATTCATTCCTTATATATGGCGGGACCGAATCGGGTCAGCGTCTCAGTGTGTGACCAATCTATCGTTTTGGATCATGCATAACCTTATGCCATTTGGTTATCATATCAGGTACGCATTCCGGTATCCCGCCGGGTTTACTCCGGGTAAATTCTTTTCAGATAATGCTTGCATTGGTGGAAGATAGGCGTACAATGGTTACCAGTCGGGAGAGAACCGGCTAAAACTTAAACCAACTAAAGGATACAGACTCATGACTACACCAACCACCGAGCAACAAGCAGCCACCGAGTTCAAAGGCGTTTTGGAAATCAAAAGAACATTGATTGCCGGAGCCAAGTTTGAACTGACCGGGACCGCACTTTCTGAACGCTGGTTCAAGGCCGTCAAGCAGTATCAATTGTTAAATGGCTTTTCCACCATCAAAGAGTCGATAAGCTCCGCAATGTTTCAAGCTGGCTTCGCGACTTCGGAAACAGCATCCAAGAAAAAGAATCTTGGCAAAGCCGCCGCGACTTGCGCCGATGATTACGACATTGAGAACGGCTTTGTTTTTGTTAAGCCTGACGCGCCGCTCGGCAAATCTACCCTCGAACGCTGGAACAGTAACATGGTTTCAATCGAGAAAGGCGCACGCGGCGGTAAGCTGGAAGCCACGCCGATGTCAAAGTTCGATTCTTTCTCTCAGGTTCAGGCGTTTTATAAATCGGTTCCGGCGGGGGCTTCCAAAAAGAAAGCCGACCCGAAACAGCCCGGCTCGAACGAAGCGACGATTGATGACGTTTTAAAATACGTCGAAAAGTTTTCCTCGAAAACAATGAGGGACTTCGTGGAAATGAGGATGCGCGCCTCGAAATTCGAGGGCCTGAAAATGGACGTTCAGCTTGCTGATTTCCTCACCACGCCGACCACTGATGAAACGGTCAGCGAATCCGATGCCGAATCCGATGCTATCGACGCTGAATCCGAAGTGATCCGCGAAGTCGAAACGGTTTTCGAACTGCCGATGGTTCACTGAAATTTACCCGGGGTAAACTGGAACCGCTCGAAACATTGGGCGGTTTCTTTTTGCCTCAATTCTAAATGAGATTCATTCGCAAACGAGAATCATTCTCATTCCTATCAGCCGATGGGGATGCGAGTCATTCTTAGTTGAGATTCATTCTCATTCAAGATTATTCTTATTTGATATTATTCTTATTTGAGAATCATTCTCATTTAGAATCCTATCAGAACCTATCACGGAATCCAACACGGAACGCAACACGGAGAATCACATGGAAATTTACGAGTATATCAAAATTGGGGCCGTCATAACGGCGGCCTATGGAATCCCAGGTATTTTTATCTGGCTAACTATCGGCTGGGTACAGGGGCCGAACCGGTCGTAATTTACCCAGAGTAAACGGAGGAAACATGGAACATTTATGGCTGGTTGTACTGGGAACGGGGGCATTCGCGTTGTTTGCCCTCGGATTCGCTGGGTTGTTTATCTATGCGTACCGCGTAGGGGACCCAACAAGGTAGGGGGTTGACATCTGTCTTGCACTCCTGTATAATGGTTACTAAGTGGAAAAAGGAGGTTTTATGGTTAAGGTCAAATTCACCATGTCGTATTTTGCAGGGTTCTTGAAGGGTTCAAACGTCACGGATACGAAAACTTTCCCTGATGCGGCAGATGCTCGTGCATGGATTGAGTATCACAAGGATTCGGTGTCTGACGGTGGTTGCGGGGATTGGAAGTACACGAAATTTGTGCAATATCAACTTTAAAGTTTACCTCGGGTAAACACGGAGAAAATCATGGAAACATTAGCAGACTACATTGACCGCGACCCCAAGAATCGGGCACTCACGCGGTTCTCTGAGAACTGGGAACGCTGGGGCGAGGTCATTTTCACGCAGCCGGTCACTCAACACGAATTAGACCTTAAAGTCTCGGCAACCAAGCGGTGCCTGGGGGCAATGCGGGAACGCTGGGCTTATATGAAGGGCAACGGCCTGCTTAGTTCCTCTCAGCGCGACATTATGGTTATCTGTGAAAATCTGGCATACGAGACACTGGAAAGTTGCCTCGAAGACTTCGAATTCTGCAAGGAAACAGTCATCGAACTCGGGAAGTTAGAGTCGGACGGGACCATTCTTGATCCGCAACAACTCGTGCTGACATTCCTGTATTGGTATCAACACGCCTACCCTGAATTGAAGGGCGGATTCAACGTGCGCTATGAAAACTGCGTCAAGGATATGGTCGAACGATTGACCACTTTACCCGGAGTAAACGATGCTATCGAAGGCGAGGACGAAGTATGAAAACGATAATCTGGCATCTGTTTCATCTGTTGGCTCTGACTTTCACAAGTCTAGTCATGTTCATCGCGGGAACTGGGGCCGAGGGCCTCGCTGGCTTGATCGAAGCCATCCACTAACGTAATTATTACAGGAGTCGTTATGCGAACTTTAATATATGCCGTAGTCAGGAAAAACCGCACCTACGGAGGCCCGGAGGAGGGCGGCTGGTACTACACGCAGGGCCGGGTCGAGGCGTTGCTCCCTATCAACACGGACGTTCGCGGTGGGTCTTGTCGCTACGAACAAACCGTAGAAATGGAGGGTTACGGGCCGGACGGGTGGGATGACGGCTCGCATGTGGTCGAGCGGTGGACCGATGCCGAATATGGCGAGGTGGCTAAATCGGCGGTCAAGGCGCGTGATATCGCGGCACAACTCGGTTTCGCTATCGGGTACAAGGATGCGCCATACATGGTGGTGCAGTTGCTCGAAGACTGGGAAATGCACGAGGAAATGGGCGAGGACTGGGAAGCGGGGATCAAGGGAACTTGTATCGGCTCAGTTCTCAACTTGGGCTGTCCTTATTATTGCTAATTTACCCGAGGTAAACCATGTATCACAATATTATTGAGCGTGCCTATCCCGGACAAGGAAAAAACCTTGCGGATCAGGTCGGGTGGCTGAACTGTCGCTGGGCACACCAGCAAATCCCGGGACACGACCCCGAACCCGACCCGGTTTTACCTGAGGAAGGGCCAGCCACGGAAATGGTCGAGATTTGGGCCAAATCCAGTGACACGATCAGGGAAGACTACGTTCCGGCGTACAACCGGGATATCCATTGGTACGACCTGATTCCTAGGAGGCGTAGAGACGCTTGGGAAGGCGGCTGGTCGGAACTGCTGGGGGGTGGCTGGGTTGTGCTGGGCAAGGACGGCAACTACAAATTTAACGAAGGGGGCAAGAGGTGACTTGACATAAGGTATCCACTCATGTATAATGGGTTGCAAGTGGATTGACTACCACTTGTTGGTTTTGTACTTACTAAAGGAGTTACAACAATGTTGAATTATCCACCGTTTACTCGGGGTAAACAGACTCTTGAATCGTTCATCCGGGAACACTACAACCCCGGTGTTTTGATGAGCAAGCCGGGAAAGATGCCTTGTCGATGCTGGTCGCTGGAGTCGGGGCCAACGTGCCCAGGTGCCAAGAACAAGGATCGACCCAGTGGCACCGAGGAAGTTTGCGAGGGTTGCTACTCGTGGGGCAGGGGCATGTACGTCATGTCCAATGTCAAGGCACCTCGTATCCACAATATGCTCGACTGGGAGCGGGTTGACTGGGCCGAGGATGTGGTCAAGGAAATGGACGTTGACCGATACATCCGATGGTTCGACAGTGGTGATTGCTACCACATTCGGTTAGCCCGGAAAATCTACTGGATCATGAAAATGACACCGTGGGTGCGCCATTGGTTGCCCACGAAAATGCACAAGTTCGCGAAGTTCCGGGTTGTGTTCGAGGCAATGGCGAAACTGCCTAACGTCACCGTGCGGTACTCGGCATATAACGTAGGGCAGGGCCTCGAAGCGTCCTATCACATCCCGGCGCGTTCTGCGGTGCATGTGGGCGATGTAGTGAGCGTCGAGGGTCACCATAAGTGCTGGGTCGGTGAGAAAATCGGGCAGGACAAGGCAGGAAAGGACATCAAGCGCAAGAAATGCGGTACTTGCAGGGTGTGCTGGGACAGTTCCGTGGATGTCAGCTATGACGCTCACGGTCAGGGCATGAAGAAGGTCATCGTTAAGTTTACCTCGGGTAAACGGGAGTTAGCGGCATGAACACGAAACGAGCGGTATTGAGCGGGTTTTACAACGCCACGGTGTTGCGCGACAGTCTGAACGACCAAGGAATCGGGCATGTCCTGATTAAATTGCAATCCTCGGGCTATGCGGTCTGGGGGGTCTTTGGCAACTCAACCAGTTATGCCAGCTTCGATAACTTCGATGAAGCGACAGAATGGTTCGTCAATAAATGGCTACCGAGGGGGCACAAAGGTGATTAACGAACATGCACGGGATTGCTCCGAATGCGGGAAGTTAATCCCCAAAGGGGCATCCATCTACAAGAACTTTGCGAAAGGATACGTCCTGCTATGGAAATATCCCTTGTGCGGTCCTTGCCACTTATCAACCAAACTAGAACCAAAATGGGGGAGGGAAATGATTATGAAATATGCACCTCACTGGTATGAGTCATGAGGATTCACAGGGAGCTAGACCTCTGGCGGCTCCGCTTGGAACGGCTCAGGGCAGGGTATCGGTACAGGAAAATCTGTCCAATGTCGGCCAAGATGCGCCAGGAATTCCTGGGGGCAATTCGAGATGCCGAAAAGGCAATTGGGAAATTGGTCATCCAGTTAATCGAAGAGGACCGTTTTGTAATGGACGATATGGGAGGAAACAGCGCATGGCGATGAACACTTGTGACAACAACGAACGCCCTCTATCTGAGGAAATTTTAGAGTACCTCAGACAACGGGGATTACTGTAATGGATGACGTAATCGGAAAAATCTACGGGTTCGAGCGTGGCAGTATTGGCTATCGCTATGTTCGGACCTGTTTAAAAAGGCAACGGGTCGTACACCCGTGGAAGTTCCTCACTCAGTACTACCCAACCGGGACCAAGAGTTCGACCAGCAATCACTTGGCCCGGGCATGTGAAATCATGCAAACGTATCACCCTAGCTGGAAATTTATCTACTAAAGGAATCATCAATATGAAAAAAGCATCTCAGGTATCACGCATTCGTTCCCATCTGCTGAAAGGCAACCGCATTGATGGGCCTACGGCTCTCCGTGCATTCTCTTGCACTAGGCTCCCTCATGTCATCTGGACCTTGAAGAACGAGGGCATGAACCTTCGCAAATCGTCGGTGGTTATGCCTGACGGGACTCGGTTTGCGTCATTCTCTTTAGCAGCGTAGTATATCCACTGTCTCGGGGTGCTTAACGCACCCTTGGGGCAGGGTTTGGCTCTGAACCCCGAAATAAAAGGAATAAAAACCAATGACTTTTATCAGTACCAACATGTATGAAATCTTCATTACCAAAGGTAGCCGTAGTTGGTCATACTATGCTAGCGACGATACTAAATTCATTTCACTACTCTGGTTCGACTTGGTAATCAGCCGGGTGTAATCACGCGAGGAAGCGGGTTTTTATTGACATCTAGGCATCCACCAGTGTATAATAGGCACTCAAAGTAAGATGTGCTGTAGTTAATTTAGTAGGAGAATTATGTACACAGATGAATTAAGGGGCAACCAGCTTGTCCCACACTTCCTAATGCACTCATACCTGTACTACATCAGGCTTGAGAGCATCATCACGGACGCAGAGTACGACAAGCTCTGTAAGCGTCTTTCGGATGAATGGGAGGGGGTAACCCACCACCATAAGCATCTGATCGATCGGGAGGCTCTCAGGGCTGGCACGGGGTTCTATCTCAAAGAGATGGACTACCCACTTATAGCCAAGACCACGGCACTAACCCTGTCAGATTTTTATCAACGGGATCAAGGAGATACATAGATGGACACCTTAGACCCACCCCTCCGTTCCCTTATGAGGGAGCAGATTGCTCTCGAAGAGAGGATGCTCCTTCAAGGTATCTCAAGATATCACAAGAATCTCGTAAGTAGTCAACCATCACAATCCCTCTCAGGGATAGCCTTAATGAAGAGAACTGTGAGTATTGTAGAAGATGCAATCACACAGTATCTCGAAGAGGCTTTTGCTGGGAAGTCCGGGCGAGGCATGACAAGTGCCAAGCTAATGAACATGGTCAAGCCAGACGTAGCAGCGTATATAGCCTTGAAGGTCACCCTAGACCACCTTTCAGGTAACAACGGCTTAACGGCAACGGCAATGTCTATTGCGGGAATCCTTGAAGATGAATTCAAGTTCGACCTTTTCAAGGACAAGGAACGCCGCCTGTACGAGGCAGTCAAGTCTCAGGTATCCAAGAGAACATCCAACCGTCACTACATGCGCTACAACCTTATCCATTCCATGCACAAGAATGCACTCATAACCTATGAGCCTTGGACTCGTACTGAAAAGCTACATCTCGGTTGTAAACTGCTTGACATCATCGTTCAGACCACGGGTCTTATTCGTAAATCAAAAGAAGGCACGGGTCGGAGGTCAAAGCTGATTGTTTTGGCGACAGAGGACACTATCGAATGGATCAAAAAGGTCAATGCGCAAGGCGAGATATTGTCACCGGCCTATTCCCCTTGCATCATCCCGCCAAAGCCTTGGAAAGGGGCGTACACTGGTGGATATTGGTCTAAGCACCTGAAGCCTTTACCCCTAGTAAAGACAACCAACCGTTTAATACTAGAGGAAATTGACAACCACGAGATGCCCCTCGAATACAAGGCTATTAACGCCTTGCAGGATACAAAGTGGGACATCAACAAGAAGGTTCTGTCCGTCCTCATGGACATCTGGGAATTGGGAGGTGGTTGGGCTGGCATTCCCCCTAGGGATTCCGTTCCTATCCCGACATGCCCACTGCCTAAGGCCCTATCAAAGCGCGACATGGATGAGGGTCAGCTAGAAACCTTGACAAACTGGAAGCGGCAAGCGTCCTTGATGTATCAAAAGAACGCTAAGATGGGCAGTAAGCGGTTGAATCTTGTTCGAACAATCGCTATGGCAAAAGAATATTTGAACAAAAATATTTACTTCGTTTACCAAAACGATTTTCGTGGAAGAAAGTACGCAGTATCCAGCTTTGTCAACCCTCAGGGAACGGATTATTCGAAAGCCCTGCTCGTTTTTGGCAAGGGCAAACCAATCTCTACACCTGATGCCCTGCACTGGTTGCGTATCCAGGGTTCTAATACTTTTGGGAACGACAAGGTTCCTTTTGATGAGCGAGAACAGTGGGTCATCGAGAACGAGGAAAACATTCTTCAATCCGCAGCGAACCCGCTTGACTTTAAGTGGTGGACCGAGGCTAGTGACCCGTTTCAATTCCTCGCCTTTTGCTTTGAGTATCAAGGGTTTACATGGGAGGGATGGGGATTCATATCCACCCTGCCTATTGCTCTTGATGGTCGGAACAATGGACTGCAACATTTGAGTGCGCTTGGCTTGGATACGGTAGGGGGCAAGGCAACTTGTTTGATTCCCTCCGAGAAACCTGAGGATATTTATCAGACGGTCTACGAGATGCTCTTTACTCGGGTAAACGAGGCCGCTAAAGATGGTGAATATTATGCTCACCTCTGGATGAAGTTTGGAGGCTCTCGGTCTCTAGTCAAGAGGCCCCTGATGACACTGGCGTATGGATCAACCCGATTCTCATGCAGTGAATACATCATGGACTATGTGAATGATTGTATTGATGAGGGTCAGGAGAATGTGTTCGGTGATGACACCTTCAAAGCAGTCACTTGGCTAAGTGGTTTGCTCTGGGACACAGCTAACAGTGCAGTCCCAAGTGCTAAAAAAATCATGGGCTATTTGCAATCGGTCGCTCGGGTATTAAGTAACAACAACCTCCCGGTAATCTGGAAAACCCCCACGGAATTCTGGGTCCATCAGATGTATCCCGACACAGTAGCTAGACGTATCACCACACACATTGACGGTGTACTAATCAAGCCACAAGTAAGGGAAGACAACTTTCTTCACATCGACAAGCGACGAGCAGTCAACGGGGCAGCACCTAACTTCGTTCACGGACTTGATGAAAGCCACATGACACTGACCATATGTAAGGGAGTGGATGTTGGGATGGATTCATTCGCTGTTGTTCACGATGAGTACGCAGTACATGCCGCAGACACAACACAATTGGGCCGGTTGATACGCGAGAGTTTTGTAGAAATCTATAGGGAAGATTGGCTAGAGAAGTACGCAGCGCATGCACGAGAGGTCTGCGACGATGTGCCAGACCCACCAGAAAAAGGGGAATTGGATATCGAAGATGTCCTGAACTCTAAGTATTTTTTTGCATGATGACAACCACGAATGGAAGACTGACACAAATGGACACTCAAGTATATTCTCCAGAAACCGAAAGACTTCTGGCAGTACTCAACATCTTATTAATCAGGGGAGAGGTAATTCCTGTGGACCTACACGCACACCTGGTCGCACAGGGAATCGATGTGCAAGCAATCTTAAATCGTAAATGACATAGAGAAAAACTATATGACTACAGCAGCAACACCAGAGAACTTCAGCGTACTTACCGGGCAAGCCTACTACTGCTCTTTCATCACCCCAGACAGCTACAAGGGAGGCCCGGAGGTATACAAGGGGCGTGTCTTGATCGAGGAAGAAAAGGCAGTGGACTTGATCGAGTATTTGGATGGTCTCGTTGCAGACCAGAAGGATTCGGTACTGAAAGAAAACCCGAAGAAAAAGAAAGTAGATACACACGACATGTATTCGTATCTTGATGACATGCCGGGGTATGTAGCAATCACGTTCAAACAGAACGCCGTGGTGCCTATGCGTGATGGTGGAGTGTGGGAACCAAAGATTGTTATCTACGATGCCAAGGCGAAGCGGGACCGCAACATTAAAAGCATCCCCAATGGGGCAACGATTAGGGTGCAGTGGCAGGCTCGGCCTTGGTTTCAATCGGGAGCAAATAAGTGTGGAGTCAAGATGGCACCGCAGTCTGTGCAGATTGTGAATCTTGGTAGTGAATTAAAAACAGGGGGAGGGAACCCCTTTGATGTTATCGAAGGCGAAGGAGTTTATGAATCGGTCGAGACAGAGGAAGTTTCAACGAACGCGGAAGCATACGAAATCGAGGGTACAGAAGAAGATACGGGGTCAGATTTTTAGGAGTAACTTTGAGTATGAATTTGCAGAGGACTTAGTCAGACGGGGTGTGCCCTATGAGTATGAGACAGGGCGCATCCACTACAAACAAGAACGATTATATAAGCCTGACTTTATTCTTGACAATGGAATCATCATAGAAACCAAGGGTTACTTTTATTCAGCAGACCGTACTAAGCACCGTTTGATTAAGAAGCAACACCCTGAATTAGACATCAGGTTTGTCTTCATGGACCCCGACAAGAAAGGGGAAGCGAGCAAGGTAACTAATGCGGAATGGTGTAACAAGTTTGGATTTAAATACGCACGGATGCGGCTCCCAACGGAGTGGGCTGATGAGTAGAAGGGAAACGGATTTCATAATAGTAACTGAAGTAGATGACATATGCCCCTGTGACGCAAAGGAAATCGATAAGGTACATCGTCGCAGGGGTTGGCTAAAGATTGGTTTCCATTTTGTTATCACAGAAGACGGGGACATTCAGGTCGGTAGGGAACTCGACCTCCCCGGCGCACACAGTAGGGGGTACAACGATTGCAGCATAGGCATTGGCTTATGTGGGATCGAACATTCAGAGGAACAACTGGATTCACTGCTTACCCTCACTATGGTGCTGATGCTTCAGTATCCAGATGCAGAGTTAATAAGTAACCCTGTTAGCGACAAGGAGTTTAATGCACAAGTATGGTGGAATACCCTGAATCAAACCTAGTAATGCAGACAGCATGTCCCAAGTGTCCATCGAGTGATGCGTATAGTTTATACGATGATGGACATGGGTACTGCTACAGTTGCGGTCATCGTTCCGCCGGAAATAACGACACCCAAAAACCACAGGAAAAATTTATGCAGTTAGACCTGATCCAAGGGGGAGAGATATCACCCCTGAGAAAGCGAGGTATCCACCTTGATACCACAACGAAGTTCAAGTATGAAGTTGGCAACTATAAAGGTAAGACATGTCAGATTGCGAACTACATTAAAGATGGAAGTAGGGTAGCCCAGAAGATACGGTTCCCTAATAAAGACTTCTTATTTATAGGCGATACTAAACAAGTAGGTTTGTATGGACAGTGGTTGTTTAATGGTGGCGGTAGAATGGTTGTATGCTGCGAAGGCGAGATTGATACCCTTACAGTATCTCAAGTATTCGGTAACAAGTACCCGGTGGTGGGTGTCCCGACAGGAGCGCAAGGAGCGAAGAGAGCAATCCAGAAAAATCTGGAATGGCTATGCAAATATGAAACCGTGGTCTTCGCTTTCGACATGGATAAACCAGGGCAAGACGCAGCCCTTGAGTGCGCTGCTTTACTACCTCCGGGGATGGCTAAAATAGCACACCTCGAAATGAAAGACCCCAATGACATGCTGAAGGCTGGGAAGGTCAAGCAGTTAAGTGGGTCTATCTGGGAAGCCAAGGCGTATCAGCCGGACGGCATACTTAACGGGAAGGATTTGTGGGAGATGGTAAGCACTGAGGATAAGACAGAATCCAAGGCTTACCCCTACGAAGGTCTTAATCGCATGACTCGTGGTATTAGACGCAACGAAATTGTAACTGTAACAGCGGGTAGTGGCATAGGTAAGAGTCAGTTAGTACGGGAGATATTTCATCACTTACTGACACAGGGAGAAACCATAGGGTACATAGCCCTTGAAGAAAATGTGAAACGTACCGCTCTAGGGTTAATGAGTCTAGCTATAAACAAACCATTGCACCTAGGCACACAGCATGTAACCAAGGAAGAACTCAAGGTTGCATTTGATTCAACACTTGGAACAGGGAGAGTATATTTATATGACCATTGGGGTTCGACTGAAACCGACAACTTGCTTAACAAAATCAGGTATCTTGCTACGACTGGCGGGTGTAGTTACATCGCTCTCGATCATATTAGCATTTGTGTATCTGGCTTGGAGGGCGGCGACGAGCGGAGGATTATAGATAACCTCATGACTAATATACGTTCGTTATGTGAGGAACTGAGTATAGGCATTGTGCTGGTTAGTCACCTCAAGAGACCGGCAGGAGATAAGGGACATGAGGAGGGGGCCAGGACAAATTTGGCCCAGCTTAGGGGCAGTGCTTCCATAGGCCAACTAAGTGACATCGTTGTCGGATGCGAGCGCGACCAGCAATCGATGGATCATGGAGACATAACTACTGTAAGGATACTCAAGAACCGATGGACCGGTGAGACAGGGGTATGTTCCATGCTCAAGTACGACAGAGTAACAGGCCGCATGACTGAGATGATGTTGCCTGATGTGGAGGAGCCTGAAGCTGGTTCTCCTTTTGAGAATATGGACATTGAAGAGGAACAAGCATGGGCGTAAGAGACTTAGAAGTATATGAAGATGGTCTAATCATTGACGGTGGGTATGTAGACTGGAAGGACATAAAGGATTATGTAGTCAAGACATACCGTAAGAATCATGCCCCAGATATCATGGCAGTACGGGGTATCCTCGATGAACTGAGATGGTTAGCTGACGATATCGAAGAGGAATTCTGATGCGAGTAGTTCTTGATATAGAAACAAATGGTTTGTTGGACAGGGAAGACCTAAAGCTGCACTGCATGGTACTAAGGGATATAGATACCAACGATGTTATGTGCTTTGACTCAACTACAATCACTCAAGGACTAGAGATATTAGATAAGTGTGACACCCTTGTGGGTCACAACATCCAAGGGTTCGACATGGAAGTCCTACAACGATTGTATGGATACGAATTTACCCAGGGTAAACTGTTCGACACATTAGTACTTGCCCGGTTGATGCATCCCGATGTAAAGGAAAAGGATTTCATTGCGTTCAAAAAGAAAGTGACTTGGGTAACACAGTACCCAAACTTGATCGGCTCACATAGCTTGAAGGCTTGGGGGTTCAGGTTGAACTGTCACAAGGGAGAGTACGGGGAGACATCTGATTGGGATATATATACTTCTGAGATGTTGGAGTATTGCAAGCAAGATACGGAGGTAACGAAAGTATTGTTCGAACTACTTAGTCGCAGTAAGTACAGCAAGAGTGCGATTGAGTTAGAGCATAGTATCAACCACATATGCAACCAGCAAACAAAGGATGGGTTTCCATTCGATGTTGACGAGGCATGTAAACTGTACGGTGAGTTGATTGGGAAACGTGCTGACCTAGAGATTCAACTAAGGGATAAGTTTGGGTCTTGGTGGACTGACAAAGGAGAGGTAATACCTAAGAGAACCCTGAATTTTAAGGACAAAACGAGGGGTTCCCTTACTAAAGGTGGTAAGTATACAAGGATTGTATTCACTGAGTTCAACGCATCGAGCCGAGAACATATCTCAAAGAGACTAATTGATTTGTATGGATGGAAACCAAAACTATTCACCGAGAATGGACAGCCGAAAGTAGACGAGGCAGTACTGAGTGAACTTGATTACCCACATGCAAAGCTACTAAGTGAATACCTAATGTTGCAGAAACGAATAGGACAACTAGCGGAGGGGAAACAGGCATGGTTGAAGGTTGAGAAGGATGGGAAAATACATGGACGGGTCAATACTATGGGCGCAGTTACATCTCGATGTACGCACAGTAACCCAAACCTTGCACAGGTTCCTAGCGTCAGTGCTAAGTATGGCAGGGAGTGTCGTAGTTTATTTCATAGTCCCGATGACAGTCTTCTTTGTGGGGTGGATATTTCTGGGTTGGAGTTACGGTGTCTGGCGCATTATATGTCAGGCTTCGACGGCGGTAAGTACGGGGAGGCATTACTTCAATCAGATATTCACACGAGAAACCAAAAGGCCGCAGGGTTAGAGACCAGAGACCAAGCTAAAACTTTTATTTATGCATTTTTGTATGGTGCTGGCTCAGAAAAACTAGGTTCTATAGTTGGAGGTGGTAAGAAAGAAGGTGCGAAACTAAGGAACAAGTTTCTCTACAACGTACCTGCACTGAAGTTACTAAGAGATGCCGTAAGTAAACAAGTAAAGAAACAAGGGTATCTAAAAGGACTAGACGGTAGACGTATACCAATTCGTTCTGACCACGCTGCACTGAACTCACTCCTTCAAGGAGCAGGGGCTATTATATGCAAGCGATGGCTAGTTATATTCCATGAGATGTTAAAGGAAAGAGGTATCAAGGACGTTACACAAGTAGCTTATGTACACGATGAGGTTCAGCTAGTAGTTAAGGGTGACCCAGGTCGCGCACAGGAAATAGGGAGACTATGTGTACAGGCTATAGAAAGGACAGGGAAGTTTTACAATTTTAGATTACCTCTAACCGGAGAATATACCATTGGGAGAAATTGGGCAGAGACACACTAAGAAATGCATATGGTGCAAACAGTGGCTTACACTCTGTAACTTTTCTAAGAACCGAGCATTGGCTGATGGACTACAACAAGTGTGCAAGGCTTGCAAGAAAGTTTACATGGCTGAACCAACGAGAAGGGAGAGGTATAGAAGTAGCAGGATATTGAACAAATTTGGTCTTGATAAAGAGATGGAGAAATCCCTAGACCGTAACGACATTAGGACTTGTCAGATATGTGGGTCACCGGAGTATTCAAATAGGTGGGGCAGCAGGACACAGGCGTTGGGGGTCGATCATTGTCATACAGAAGGAAACATAAGAGGGTTATTGTGTGACCATTGTAATACAGGTCTAGGTAAGTTAGGAGATAATATCGAAGGGCTTATGAAAGCAGTCGAGTATCTAAAGCGGGAGCCTTTTTATTTGCGGCAAGACCTACACCCATGTAAGATTACCCGAGAGTGGAATGATGCCAACGGAAATCCTAAGGAGCAAGAAGAAGCAACCGATATTGCGTATGGAAATATGGACATGTTCGGATGACAAAGAAGTAACCGCAGTCTTCTATGGTGCGAAGAAAGAAGAATACTATTTGAATTTAGCACGAGATTTAATACAACCGATGGCCGCTCGATCAGCACTACAGTGTGGCGGTATTACTATTAACTGGGAGACCGGCGAAGAAATGAAAAGGACGATCAACACCGATGAAAGTTGAATTACTGGAGACAATGGGAACGGACCTTACTGTAGTTAATTCTGCGAGGGTTAGCTACAACAAACACAGTAGTCAATATAGCGTAGAGAAGAATGAGAAACTAATTAAGTACCTAGCGAAGCATGGGCATTGGTCCCCCTTCGCACACATCACCGCTCAGTTTTATATCAAGGCACCCATCTTCGTGGCGCGACAGTTAGCGAAGCATCAGATTGGTTTGGTATGGAATGAAGTCAGCTTGCGGTATGTCGAAAGTGACTTGGACTTCTGGGAACCAACTAGTTTCCGCAGAGACCAATCAACTATAAAGCAGGGGTCAGGTAAGGATTTAATAGGGTGGCGTAGATGGCTTGTAGCCAAGCAACGATACGATGAGGCTATCGAAGCAACCAAGGTAGCATACAAGAATCTACTAGAAACCGGAGTTACTAAAGAACAAGCGCGTTCTGTGTTACCAGTGGCTACTATGACTGAGTGGTATTGGACTGGGAGTGTCTTAGCATTCGCTAGGGTATGTAATCTACGCATGGAAGAACATGCACAAGAAGAAACCAGACACATTGCAGAGGTAATCGATAAGCGTATGAGAACTAAATTCCCCTTAGTCTGGAGTGCATTGAGAAATGAATAAGAAAGTATCGTTAGTTATAGACGGAGACATCGTAGTTTATCAAGCGTGTAGTGCTTCTGAACGACCCATCAAATGGGACGATGACTTATGGACACTACATGCAGATGAGTGGGACGCAAAGAATAAGTCCTACCAAGCAATTAAACGAATCATTACAGGAGTGGGTGAATACTTTGATGTGGAAGATTGTATTATTACTTTTAGCAGTCTGCATAATTTTCGTAAGTCTATCTATGCAGACTATAAAGCTAACCGTGCCGGTAAACGAAAACCCATGTGTATCCGAGAATGCATTGAATATCTAAGGGAACACTGGACGGTAGAGATATGGGACAAACTAGAAGCAGACGATGTCATGGGCATACTAGCTACGGAGACCCGTGGGGAAACTGTCATCTTCTCTGCCGATAAAGATATGGCAACCATACCCAATGCGTGGCACATGAGGAACTTAGATGATGAGCCAACAAAAACAACACACATCGAAGCAGACCGCGCATGGTTCATGCAAGCCCTCACCGGGGACAGCACAGATAACTACAAGGGGATACCTGGAGTAGGACCTGTGAAAGCCAAGAAGATTATTGCTGGGTGCATATCTACTGAAGAGTTATGGAAGCAAGTATCGAATGCTTTTAAGGGAGCAGGGCATACAGCAGAGGAAGCACTAACACAGGCTAGGCTCGCAAGGATATTAAGAGCCGGTGACTACGATCAGGAAGAAAGGAAAGTGAAACTATGGGAACCGCTATCGACATGAAGAACTTGGAAGACACAACAGCAGCAGAGTGGGACAAAGTAGCCAGAGAAAGTATCAGACCGGGCATGTGTGCGGAGGCTGATTGGATTGGATCGATTGGAGTACAAGCTGGTGGTAGTCATTACAAGGACAAGAAGATTCAACCACTTGAATTCTGTTTGGAGAATGAAATGGACATCTTTCAGTTTAGTATTATCAAGTATGCTACACGAATGTATGACAAAGGGCAGTGTAGCTCAGACCTTGACAAGATTATCCATTACGCAAAACTCGCCAAGGCTCACGCGACTAAGCGGGGGATTGTATGAGCGCAGTAAACAATACGAATGTACTGAAGAATTATAATATTGATTCACTTAATCAGTACCAGCGAATAGCAAGTACCACTGCTATTTATAACAAAGAGGTTGCACTTGAATACCTCGCCGCAGGACTCTCAGGAGAAGTAGGTGAACTCACTTCCATTATTGCCAAGCAACTCCGTAAGGGGAATTACGGGCGGTTTACTGACGTTACTCTTTACCCGAGTAAAGACATCAAGCATGAAATTGGGGATGTGCTTTGGTTCCTTGCTCAAATCGCTACGGCATTTGAGTTCGACTTATCGGAGATAGCCAGCAGCAACATCAACAAACTGAAGAGCCGTGCTGCACGAGGAGTTATCGAGGGGTCCGGTGATGATCGATGAAGGTAGAGATAAGCCGTAACGAGAACCTCTCCCAGCAAGCGAAAGCCTTGTTGCATGATTACTACACCAAACCCAACGAGTCGATTCAACATGCCTTTGCACGAGCGGCTACGGCATACAGTGACGGAGATGAGGAACTAGCCCAGAGGTTGTATGAGTACGCCTCTAAGGGTTGGTTCATGTACTCCTCACCAATCCTAAGTAACGCGCCATCTAAGAATGAGAACCACAAAGGATTACCCATCTCATGCTTCCTTAGTTATGTGCCGGATACACTTGAAGGACTTATTTCACATCAAGAGGAACTAGCTTGGTTGAGTGTAAAGGGTGGTGGTGTTGGGGGACACTGGTCAGATGTCCGTGCGGTATCTGATAAAGCCCCCAGCCCAATACCATTCATGAAAGTAGCCGACAGTTCCATGACGGCATACAAACAAGGCAAGACACGGAAGGGAAGTTATGCTGCTTATCTCGATATCTCACATCCAGACATCATTGAGTTTCTGGATATTCGACTCCCTACCGGGGGTGACGCTAACCGTAAATGTTTCAACCTAAATAACGCAGTAAATATACCTGATAAATTCATGGACGCAGTGATGTCTGAAGGTACATGGGACTTGATTGATCCACATGACAAGACCATTAGAGACACTGTGAACGCACGAAAGCTATGGGAAAAAGTCCTAGAGGTTCGCTTCAGAACCGGTGAACCCTACCTAAACTTTATTGACGAGGCTAACCGGCGTATGCCAACAGCCTTAAAGAACAAGGGGTTACGAATACACGGCTCGAACCTGTGTAATGAAATTCACTTACCCACAAATGAGGACCGGACAGCAGTCTGTTGTTTGAGTTCCGTCAACCTCGAACACTGGGATGAGTGGAAAGATACAGAGATGGTTGGTGACTTGATTCGTATGCTTGATAACGTTCTGACCTCGTTCATTGGGAGTGCCCCTAAGGTAATGCATAGAGCAGTAAGGAGTGCCATAGGTGAACGCTCCTTGGGCCTGGGGGCAATGGGGTTTCACTCGTTGCTCCAGAAGAAGAACATACCTTTTGAATCCGCGCAAGCTAGTGGTATCAATAGAAGGGTCTTCCGAATTATTAAAGCCAAGGCCGAAAAGGAATCCCTGTTGTTAGCAGTCGAGCGGGGGGAATACCATGACGGCATAGGGACAGGCATGAGGAATAGTCATCTCCTAGCTATCGCACCCAACGCGAATTCCTCAATGATTGTGAGTACTTCCCCGAGTATTGAGCCGTGGAAGTCAAACGCATTCACACACCGCACTAGAGTGGGGAGCCATTTAATAAAGAATAAACATCTCGACCTGAAACTATGGGAGGTAGCAGAGGAGTTTGGTCAAGCGGCCCCTTGGGTAGAGGAGCAATGGCAAAGTATTATTCACCACGAGGGTTCCGTACAACACCTAGACTATCTTACGAAGTGGGATAAGTCAGTGTTCAAGACTGCTTTCGAACTCGATCAAAGGTGGGTAGTTCAACATGCGGCTGATCGACAGAACTGGATATGTCAAGGACAGAGTGTAAACCTCTTCTTCCCTGAAGGTTCCCAACGGTCATATGTTAATGCAGTACACATGGATGCTTTCAATAAGAAACTAAAGGGCTTGTATTACCTCAGAACCAGCAGTGGACATACCGCTGAACAAGTAGGCCGTAAGGTCGAGCGGGTTGCACTTAAAGATTATGGAGAGGAGTGTCTTTCATGCGAAGGTTAAATTGGGCATCAACAGTATACAAACCATTTAATTTCCCGTGGGCTATGGAGTTCGCAGAAGCACATGAGAAGATTCATTGGGGTACATGGGAAGTTAAACTCCAAGAAGATGTGAACCAGTGGAAGAGTAATTCCCTTGAACCCCATGAGAAGAATCACATCACCCAAATCTTACGATTGTTTACGCAGTCGGATGTGGCAGTAGCTAATAATTATTGTGATGTGTTCATTCCGTATTTCAAGAACAACGAGATTAGGAACATGTTGTTGAGTTTTGCTAACCGTGAGGGCACTCACCAACGAGCGTATGCATTACTCAACGATACCCTAGGACTCGACGAAGCAGAGTACTCAGCGTTCTTAGAGTACGAGGAGATGAAGGACAAAATAGACTTCATGGAAACCATACGCCCTAATACTGCCACTGATATTGCTGTTGCTTTAGCCCAGGCATGTATCAATGAGGGTATGGGATTGTTCTCAGCTTTCATCATGCTCTTGAATTACCAGAGATATGGCAAGATGAAGGGTATGTGTGAGGTAGTTGAGTGGAGTATCAGAGATGAGACTAAACACGTTGAGGGTATGACTCAGTTATTTAAGGCTCACTGTAAGGAGAACCCTGAGATAGTCGATGACCACCTCAAGCAGTCTATATATCACATGGTAAGGACAGCAGTTACCCTTGAAGATAATGTGATTGACCTAGCTTTTAAGATGGGTGACATCGAGGGTCTTAGTGCAGCAGAAGTCAAGCAATACATCAGGTACTTAGCTGACCGTAGATTAATCCAGTTAGGTCTCAAGGGAAACTATGAGGTAACCGAAAACCCATTACCGTGGGTTGATTGGATTGTAGCTGGAGATTCCTTTAAGAATTTCTTTGAGGGTACTGTTACTGATTACAATGCATCAGGTATGCAGGGGGATTGGGGATGGGCTTAATTATGGAACCTGAAACTACTAAGTGTAGTAGTGTTAAATGCCTTGACAATTACAAATGTCATATGTATGAAATGCGGCATTTCACGGGTACAACCCTAACTATGACCCCCTATGACCCAACAGATTGTCCTGAGAAAGTCAAACATGGACACTATAGACTAAAGGACACGCGATGAATCAAATACTTAACAACAAACTAGCCGTTCCTTCTAATGTAATAGATGATTTAGAAAAGCAATTCCCGGATAAATTACCAAGGGAAGGAACCTCAAACATAAATTACTTAGTAGGGCAGCAGTCAGTTATAGATTACCTTAGACGGGTAAACTCAGAATTAGAGGAGTAATATATGTGCGGAGGAGGAGGAAAACCCCCACCACCACCAACGGCAAAGGCTAAACCGGCAGCAATTGCATCAGTAGAGGATACTGCACCTACGCTTGATATCGATCAGAATAAGTCGCAAGCGAAAAAGAAGAAAGGCAAAAAGGCTTTCAAACAGACAACAAATATTTCACCCATAAATACCCCAATTGCGGGTTCAGGGTTAGCTATACCTAAGTAGGATATATATGCACACAGAGCAACAAGTCACGGCGACTGTTGCGTCTAGGTATCAACAACTCGAAGCGTCCCGTGCCCCTTTCTTACGAAGGGGACGCGATGGGGCGTTAGTCACCATCCCCTCCCTTATGCCTCCCGAGGCTTCCACAGGATTCAATACCTTTCCCACGCCATTTCAAGCAGTGGGGGCACGAGGCTTGAATCATCTCGCATCCAAACTTCTAATAGCACTCTTACCCCCAAATGCTCCTTTCTTTAGGTTGCACCTCGATGAGGCAACCCTTGCCGAACTCGGTGAAGATAAAAGAGCCGTGGGTGAGGTGGAAGAAGCACTCGCTAAAATCGAAAGAACAGCTATGAGCGAAATCGAAGTATTGGCCCTACGGGTCCCAGTCTTCGAAGCACTCAAGCAGTTGATTGTAGCGGGGAATGCTCTCATTCATATGCCCAAAGCTGGTGGAATCAAAGTATTCAGCTTGGATAAGTATGTGTGTAAGAGGGATGCATCAGGAAACATTCTTGAAGTACTTACCAAGGAATCAGTGAGTCCACTCATGTTGCCCAAAGCAGCAAGGGCACTCTGTGGGGAAGTTGACGTAAACAAGAATCTCGATTTGTTTACTTACGTTAGACGCGAACAGGGTAAGTGGAGAGTCCACCAAGAAATTAAAGGACTACTCATACCAGGTTCAGAGGGTACTTATCCTCTCGACAAAAACCAATTCATACCTCTGAGATTCAATCGGATCGATGGAGAGGATTACGGAAGAGGATTCATCGAAGAATACCTAGGTGACCTGCAATCCTTAGAGAGCCTAACACAGGCAATCGTAGAAGGAAGCGCAGCATCAGCGAAGGTACTCTTCTTAGTGAGTCCAAATGGAACCACTAAAGCCAAGACACTAGCCCAAGCACCCAATGGAGCAATCGTTCAAGGGTCGGCTCAAGATGTAAGCACACTCAAGGTGGATAAGTTCAACGACTTTCAGGTCGCACTGAATGCCGCTGCGAAAATAGAAGAGCGATTAGCATTCGCATTCATGCTTAACACTGCCGTTCAACGTAAAGGCGAAAGAGTCACGGCTGAAGAAATAAGATATATGGCACAGGAACTTGAAGGCGGTTTAGGTGGACTTTACTCCATCTTGTCTCAGGAATTCCAAATGCCTCTAATCAACCTTTTGTTGGCTCGACTGCAACAGACGGGGAAGATGCCAAAGATGCCAAAAGACACACTCAAGCTGGAAATTACAACCGGTATGGAGGCTCTGGGCAGAGGGCACGACCTCAACAAACTTTCTCAATTCCTGCAAATGCTTCAACCACTAGGGCCACAGGTCATTCAACAAGAACTTAATGTGTCTGATTATATTGACAGATTAGGTGCTTCACTTGGCTTGGATACTAAGGGTCTTATTAAGAATGAAGAGCAACGCGCAGCAGAAGCGAAAGCAGCAGCAGATGCACAACAAGCAGAAAATCAACAAGAACTAGTCAAGGCAGTAGCACCCGGGGCCGCAAAGGAATTAGGCCCCCAGATAGCGGGAGCAATGTCACAAGGATGAGGAACTAATCAATGGCAAATACAGCAGAACTGAACACCCATAGTGAGCCTGAGGGAGAGTCAGAAGAATACATTGCAAAGATGGTCGAAAAAGTTGACGGCACGAAAGAGCCTGATCCAGAAGAAACTACTGAAGCAACGGAAGAGGAGGTCACGGAGACAGAAGAGGTAAACCCTGAGTGGTTACCTTCTAAGTTCAAATCACCGGAGGAGTTAGCTAAAGCATACTCTGAACTCGAAAAGAAGTTAGGCTCAAAAGAAGTCAAGGAGGAACAATCCCCGGAGGAAAGCGAGAGTGCTATTGATTTCACGGCACTACAGTCGGAGTTTTTAGACAAAGGGGAACTATCTGAGGACCGTATGACTCAGCTTGAAGATATGGGTATCCCACGGAGAATCGTGGATGCTTATATTCAAGGGCAACATGCGATTGTTAATGAGGTACAAGGTTCAGTGTACAAAACCGTAGGCGGGGAGACCCAGTATAGCGATATGATGTCGTGGGCAAAGGATAATCTCTCCCCTCAAGAGGTAGCTCTATATGATACCTCCGTAAATTCCAATGATTTAGACACAACCCTATATGCAGTGAAGGGGCTTTACGCACGTTACTCCACGGAGAGCGGAGTGGAGCCTACACTTATACAGGGAGACACAGCACCAACTGCGAGTGGCCTTTATATGTCAGCCGCAGAGGTTAAAGCTGATATGTCCAATCCGAAATACCAGACGGACCCCGCATTCCGCGCCAAGGTCGCGTCTAAACTGCAAAAAAGCAACGTCTTCTAGCAGTTTACCCCGGGTAAACGCCCGGCACACTTCCAAATCTACCGAATCGTGTAACCCCCAAGGGGATACTTACGGGTGCAGGAGACCACGAGTGTAACACCCACACTTAATGTAACGAATAATAGGTAGAATAAAATGGCATTACCACATCAGGCCCCCTCTAGGCTGGGCCAAGTAAACGCCGCTGGCGACAATAGGGAGTTATTTCTCAAGTTGTACGCAGGCGAAGTCTTAACGGCATTCGAAGCCCGAAACATCTTCATGCCCCTGCACCGCACTCGTACCATCTCAAATGGTAAAAGCGCAACGTTCCCGATGGTCGGCACCACAACTGCTAAGTACCATACTCCGGGTTCTATGATCGAAGCCGACACCATTAAACATGGTGAGCGGGTCGTAACCGTCGATGACTTGCTAATCAGCACACAGTTCATCAGCAACATTGACGAAGCGATGAATCACTGGGACGTAAGGTCTGTGTATTCTAAGGAAGCGGGTAACGCACTTGCTAACCAGATGGACAGAAACATTGCACGTATTATTGCTAAAGCCTCTAGTATCACCACGAAGGCTCTCGCAACTTCTGCGGGTCTTACTGGTGTTATCGATGATGAGACCTATACGACTAACGTAACTATCGGAACCACTGCCGCTGATGCACTCGACGGCACCAAGATTGCCGCTGCGATTTATGCTGCTCTTGCTGAGTTCGATAAGAAAGATGTAACTGGCGACAAGATTTGTGTTCTCCCGCCGGACCAGTACTACTCCTTGTTTAATGTAGGTGCTGGTGTGAACACCCTGGCTTACATGAACACTGATGTTGGTGGTTCAGGTAGTCTGTCTCAGGGAGTTGCTCCTGTAATTGGTGGCGTGAAAATCGTCATGAGCAACCATATTCCTCAGGCTGACATGGGCGATGCTACGAAGTGGGCCGCTGCAACTGGCGACCAGACGCCGATTACCTCCAGCCGTACTGGAGCATACTACAGTAACTACAGCAAGGTTCGAGGATTGATTTTCTCTGAAGACTCTGCGGCTACTGTGAAACTCTTGGACCTCGGTGTTGAGTCTGAATACCAGATTGAACGTCAGGGCACCTTGATGGTTGCTAAGTACGCTTGTGGTCATAACATCCTCAAGCCAGCTTGCGCTATTAGCTTGAACAAAGTTTAAGTATATAGTATGATTCTGTGTGTAGGGCTTAGTCACCCTGCATCCTTTAGTAAGTAAAGAAGCCTCCATTCGTTAATTCGGGTGGGGGCTTTTTTTTGATTAGGAAACCACAATGCTACCCACAAGTAAACTAGAAGCGATTAATGAAATGCTTTCTTGTGTTGGTGAAGCACCAGTAAACCAGCTAAACACTGGGTTTGTCGAAGCAGATGTAGCTGAAAACATCCTCGATGGGGTAACCAGAGAAGTCCAAACAAAAGGTTGGAACTTCAACACTGAAACCAAATACGAGTTAATACCAAATACAAACAACGAATTAGTAGTTCCATCGAATACGCTCAAGGCTGATGGCACTAACATAACAGAGACAGAGGATTGGGTACTAAGAGGCGGTAAGATGTATAACCGCGTAGAAAAATCTTATACTTCCCTGGTCCCCGTCCCAGTAACCATCGTTATTTGTCTGGACTTCGAAACACTCCCTGAAGCGGCCCGACGATACATAACCCTGAAGAGCGCACGAATCCTTCAGGACCGTACAATAGGTTTGCCTCAACTACACCAAGCAAGTGCCCAAGATGAAATGCAAGCATGGGTGGAACTCAAAGATATGGATATGGATGTATCTGATTACTCCATTTTCGATGCATTCGATACATACCAAATAATTAATAGAACTGGAGGTCGAGTAAGATGACCTTAATCTCCTCCACTATTCCAAACTTTATTAATGGAATCTCTCAACAGCCGTCAGCTTATAAGTTAGCTTCACAAGCAAACAAACAAGTTAATGCGGTTAGTTCGATTGTTGATGGACTCAATAAGAGACCACCCACAGAACACAGTGCAACCCTTTCAGGACTTACAACCGCTGATTCGAATGCGTTCGTTCATACGATGGATTACGGGGATGGAGAGTTCTATACTGTTGTTATTACCGCCTCTCTACTAAGAGTATATAACGCCGCAGGAACTAACCTGTCCGTTACGAATATAGGAAATGCCAGTAGTTACTTGTCTGGATTAACTGATCCAGCACAGCAACTAGCGGCAACCACGATTGCAGACCAGACATATATTACTAATAAGAATAAAGTCGCTGCAAAGACAAGTGCTGTTTACCCCACCCGTGATTATGAAGGCTTAATTTATGTTAAGAATGGGGACTACAAAACTAAATATCAAATAGAAATAGTGGACGGTAGTACCACTTATACTACTTCTTACACCACCCGAGACAGTAGTGTTGTCGCGCATGAGGTTGATGTACAGACCACTGATATCGTTACGAACCTCTATAATTCACTTAGTCTTCCTTCAGGAGTTAGTGCGTCTAAAGATAATAACCAGATACGGGTATACTCAGCTACGAAGGACTTTAAATTAAAAGCCACAGATGACCGTGGTGGCACTCATATGTTCTCCTATAAAGGACAAACAAATGACTTCAAGACCTTACCCCCCACTGGTCCTGTAGGTTTTACACTTAGAGTCTCTGGGAATAACGAGAAGAACCAAGATGATTACTGGGTTGCTCTTGTAGACCCTGAGGGTAACGGAGAGCCGGTTTGGAAGGAAACAACAGCACCCGGCATAGAGTACCAGCTTGATGCGACAACAATGCCCCATGCGCTTATCAAGGAACCTGCGGGGACGTTTGTATTCCAAGCCGCTACATGGGATGAACGCTTTGTAGGGGATGATGACACCAACCCTTTTCCTAGTTTCATAGACCAAAAGATTAACGACCTTTTCTTTTGGAGAAATAGATTAGGTTTATTGTCTGGGGAAAATGTCATTCTGTCTGAGATTGGTTCCTTCTGGAACTTCTTTCATACGACCACCCTAGTTTTATCAGATGCGTCTGTTATCGATATCGCAGTTAGTACTAATAAGGTTAATATCTTAAAGTACTCTGTGCCGTTTCAGGACAGCCTTATGTTGTTCGCCAATACCACCCAGTTTAGTCTGGGAGCAGGACAGGTATTAGCGCATGATACGGTTAGTGTTGATGTAACGAGTAGATACGACTCTGACCTAAGAACAAAACCTATAGGTGCAAGTGATTTTGTATTATTTGCTACCGATAAGGGTGGATTTGGTGGCCTCAGGGAATACTATATTGGGGGTACAGATGATGCAGATGTTGCTGATAATATAACTAGCCATGTGCCTAAGTATATTGATGGGTATATAAGGAAGATAGCAAGCAGTAGTACTGAGGATATGCTTGTATGCCTTGGAAGTGAAGATAAGAATAAGGTATATGTCTACAATTACTATTGGCAAGAGGATCAGAAGAAGCAAGCCGCGTGGCACTGTTGGGATTTTGGTACAGAGATACTTAATGTTGAGTTTGTAAATAGTAAATTGATACTTGTGGTAAAACGAGATAGTGGGTATGCCATAGAAACCATGAGTTTCAATGATCCAACAGATGATGATATGGAGTATGGACATGGTTTATTGCTGGACAGACGTACACGAGTGGACAGTTCTAACAATACACTCCAGTACACTACCCCCAGTGGAACCTACCATAACTATAATCAGAAAGGTGCCCTCTTAGGGATCAACCTTACGGATGCAGAAAGACAGGCCCATCTTACCGCTAATCCTAGCGACCATATTTATGTAGGAATACCTTATTTATTTGAGTATGAATTATCGGAGCAATACGCTAGGAACGAAGGGAGACCGCTTGTACCTGTAGCACTTAAACTGAAAGATATTAATTTCGAATTCAGTGATACAGGGGGCTTTAGGGTGGTCATACGACCTATAGTAGGTAAAGGTGGTGCCCAGCATCGTCCTGTCTATACTAAAGACTATCGACCAGTTATCGGCTTTAGTGGCACTAGGTTAGGCATGGTTAGTATTGATTCAGGTAAGTTTAAGGTTCCTATTTGGGGAGCCTCCGACCAACTATCCATTGCACTAGAGAACGACACACCATACCCCAGCACGTTCCAAAATGCTGAGTGGAGAGCAACATACAATAAGTACGCGAAGGTAGGTTAATGGCAATAAGGGCATACACAAGGAAAGCTAAAAAGAAAGACTGTAAAAGATTAGCCAAAGTGATGAGGGAGTCGGACAAGAAAGAAGTGATGGCTTCGCACGGACACTCGCCCTTAAAGGCTTTACTGAACTCCTATTCATCCAGTGAATTCTGCGAGAGCATTATATATAAAGGTGAAGTAGTTGGTATGTGCGGCGTGTCTAAAATAGATGGACTAACAGGAAGCCCTTGGTTATTAGGGTCAGATAAATTAATAGATACCCCAATAATCAAATGGTCCTTTATGGTCGAATCGAAGGGCTGGATCAAGCGCGTCCAAAAGAAACATCCAATGTTAGTGAACTATGTACACGCCGGGAATAAGGCATCCCTGGTGTGGCTCAAGCATCTGGGATTCACCTTTATACGAAAGGTATATTTTAGCAAACAGCCTTTTTACGAATTTGTGAGGATTAACAATGTGTGAACCAACAACTATTATAATGATCGTCGCAGTAGTAATCGCGGCGGCTGCGGCAGCAGTCCAGCAAGTAGCAGCATCGAATGCCGCAGACGATGAATACGCCGCCAAGGTACAAACTCAGCAACAAGCCGAAATTATGGCGAGGAGTGAACGTGAGGCGACCCACCAAGAACAAATCAGAGAACGATTATCGGCTGAACGAAGGTACTCTAAGGACTCGATGGAGTCAACACTTGAAGCAGAAGAACTTAGAGGTAAAGCCCTCGCACAAGGTGCGAATGATTCCGTATCAAGCGCAGTCTTCGACCAAACAGAGCGACACATCTACATGGTGGACCAAGATAACCAGACAAGCAACATCTGGAACCTCCAAAATAATGCCAAAAATATTCAGGCAGGGTCCGATGCATCCTTCAGAAAAGAAACAAGTCGAGGATGGCAAAACAGAGCAGGACTCCCTCCCAGTGGACAAGGCTTGGCCATGGCTGGTGCGTTACTAGGCGGCGTGTCACAAGGCTTGCAAGCGGGTGCGTCAATAGCGGGTGCCATGCCAGGTGGGGGCGGGGGTGGTAGTGCTACAGGGAACTTTAGTCATGTTCGTAGTGGTACAGGCCCTACACAGATTCCTACGGGGATTAAGGTGAGGGCATATGGCTAGGAATAGACCATCTACATTAAAGCTGGGCCGAATAAATTTGAAGTCCTTAGAGGCCCTCAATAAAGACCCAACCGCTGTACAACGATCAATGGATGCCTACTCGGCACCAAAGGCTGACTTCTCTGCTCGGGATAATTCCCTGAGGAACGCAAAAGCTATCCAGAGTTTGCGGGGCATAATTGATGATGTTCCGGCGTTGGTCGGTGTTGCAACAGATATGGCAGACGACGAGGCTTTTGAAGCGTGGCAACTCAAGTCAAAGGATGAGAGAGATAAGTACAGAGAGCAACTAAAAGTCAGGAACATTGGACCTTGGCATTCCCCCTTCTTTAATGCCTCAATGCAGAAGTTAGCCGCCGCCGATAATGCCGTCAACTATAACGGTGAATTCCAAATCGCATTACAAGAGGAAAGACTCAAAGAACGGCAGAACGGCACAACCTTCGACTTCGATACATGGAGAATAGACTGGACGAGAACATGGGCTGACGAGCATGGCATGGCTGGGGTATCCCCTGCGGCATACTCCATCTTTGCGAAAGGTATCGCTGGTGTACATAACCAAGCGATAGCCGAGCGGTCGCAAGCGCGGGTGAAGCAGATGAATTATGACCATCAGCAAAAGTTTCGAAATGGTGTTGGTTTGATTTTGTCTGGAGTACCTGAAGAAGTCCCCGAAAAAATAGCGGGTTTCCTTCAGGAGCATGTTATTGATGTCAATGGGGACATGGCTACTTATATGCCAATCGTTAGGGATGCGCTCGCAGAAAAAGCTATTGAGGCCGAACAGGCCGATGGGCGTGGATTAGCGTGGATTACTGCCGCTGGAAATATGAATACCGGTGGGACCACTAAGGACGGCAAACCAAGACTCTGGAAAGAAACTCCACAATTCAAAATATGGAAACGTAAGACTCTTGAAGCGGGGGACCGCGCAGCCGCCTCACGGTTGGAAAGGGACGCGGCTCGAATTAAGAACGAAAATAACGAGACGTGGCGAAACCAAGATAAAGACAGAAAAACATGGCTGAGAAAAGCGACCGAAAACGATAAGTCTCCCGGTGCTACTGATGCAGCTATGAAAAGATTCTTTAAAGAAACTCCAGAGGGGCAGCAGCAACTTCAAGAGGCCTATATGGACAAGCATATTTCTGGTGCTGTGGGTACGCGAGCTACAGATATTATC